GATACAGCTAACCGAGGAAATGGACTTCGAAGCCGAGCGCCAAAAAGCACTCGCAGAAGACCTCATTCTGCTGCAAAAAGAACAGACCACAACGACTACCGGCCTGACCACTGCGACAGTAACGGCAACTGCCGAGGCAGAGCGCGAAACAGCGGCAAAGCTGGCGGCAAAGAAAGCGTCAGAGGAAAAGCGGGAAGCGCTAAAAGCCGAAAAAGCAGCCACCACCGAACTGCTAAAAGCCCAAGCCGATGCCGTAAAGCAAGCCGAAGCATCGCAAGCATTCCGCGACCAGCAACAGCAGCGCGTAGGCGCCGCTGATCCAATGGTAGGCGCGCAACAAGCGCACGCCAAAGAGCTGGAAGAACTGCGTCTGCTGAATGCTGCCAAGCTGATAGAGGATTCACGCTACCTCGACCTAAAAGGCCAAGCCGAACGCGCGCACGCAGAACAGATGATGATTCTCCAGGAGGAGAATTTCCGCGCGCAGTCTTACGGCAACGAACTACTAATGGCATCGCTTGACCAGTTGCAGCAAGGCGCCACGGACGCATTCGTTGGCATCCTGACAGGCGCCAGCAACAGCCAAGAAGCCGTGCAGCAACTCGCCAGCGCCATCCTCAATGAGGCGGTTGGCGCACTTGTCGAGATGGGCATTGCGCAGGTCAAGTCAATCATCATGGGCCAAGCAGCGCAAACAGCAGCCACTGCGACAAGCGTTGCTGCGGGCGCTGCTACTGCGGCGGCGTGGACACCTGCTGCTGCTGCTGCTTCCATCGCCTCGTTCGGTGGCGCGGCTGCCAGCGGACTTGCAAGCATGGCATCAGCAATACCTGCAATGATCGGCCTGCTGTCTTTCGAGGGCGGCGGGTTCACCGGCACGGGATCGCGTTCTGGCGGCATGGACGGCAAGGGCGGGTTTATGGCAATGGTGCATCCTAACGAAACGATCATCGACCACACCAAAGGCCAGTCAACTGGCGGATCTGGAGTGACTGTTAACGTGATCCAGTCAAACGAAAAAGCCGGCACCCAAGAAACCAAGCAAAACGCGGACGGCTCGCAGTCGGTTGATGTGTTCGTATCCGACATTTACGGCGACGGCCCGCGCGCCCGTGCATTGCAGAACGCTTTCGGCCTTAAAAGGAGCGGCAAATAATGCCTAGCTTTCCATCAGAATTGCCGCGCCCGCTCCAGTCTGGCTATGGCTTGCAACATGTATCGCCATTCATCCGCACTGAGATGCAGTCTGGCCGAGCGCGGCAGCGGCGCACGTTTACGAATGTCCCTAGCTCGGTTTCGGTTACTTGGTTTTTCACTTCGCCTGGCGAGTGCGCACTGTTTGAAGGCTGGTTTCGTGACTCTGGCGGCGCTGGGGATGGGGCCAATTGGTTCGATATGAATCTACAGACACCGCTAGGCGTTGACGGCGTTTATCAGTGTCGTTTCGCAGGCATGTATCAGGGGCCGACGCTTGCTGCTTTCGACAAATGGCAAGTCACGGCAACGCTTGAGATTCGAGATCGCCCATTGATAGAAGATGACTGGGCAATAATCATGCCAGGATATATACTGATGGCAGATATTTTTGACTACGCAATCAATAGGGAATGGCCGAGCGCATGACATATCAAACGAATAATCCAGTTGGCTCGGTAGACGTACGCGACCTATACGACAACGCGCAGGCATTCGACAATTTCTCTGCCGGCCCGCTTGACGCCTATCCTGACCGCTTTGGTGTTTCGCGCCAATCGTTGCAGGGCATCCGTAACGCTTCGCAGTATGTGCAGCTAGGCGCTTATGCTGCCGGGCTGCAATTCACTGCGCTTAATCAGGTGTTTTCGTATCTTGGCGAGTTCTACGCGCCTGGCCCAGCTATCACGCTGCCGTATACCACTACTGGTGTAGGGGCCGCCGAGATTGCTAACTTCCGCAGCGTAGGCGATGCTGTTCTGCGCAGCGACCTGGCTGCCAGCAACGGTGGTTCGCTGGTCGGGCTAACCGTTGATGGCGCTCCGACGACCGTTACCGATTTTGCGCAAACTCGCGGAACCATCATCGCAAAAGGGCTTGGCGTTGGTGTTGACTCTACTGCTGTGCTCCAAGCCGCAGTCGATTATTGGGACTTAAACCCGAACATGAATATCCGGGCTGTTGGGCACCTAGAGATTCAGGGCACTGTTCAGATCCCGAACAAGGAAACTTTGAACCCTGAGCGACGGCTAACAATCACAGGCGGCGATCTAGCGAAATACAACGCCGGTTTTATGTTCGCTCGTCCGCCAGGGCAGTCTATCCCTGATGGCATGGGTGGAACGCTACAACTGCAAACCGGGCATGTAACCCTTGATGGCGTTCGATTCCTTGGCCCTCGCACCATGGCTGGGACATACATCCTTGATGGTGATAATGTTATCCGCACCAAGTTTGTTAATTGCTACGGTGACGGCATCCAGATTGCTTACGCAGCTCAGTACCTACAATCTATTTACGTTGATACCGCTAGCGTGTTCCGTAAGTGGAGTGGGTGGCTTTTCGACTGCGGCCATCTATTTGACGTGAAGTTTTACGGTGCAGCAGAAGCTGGTGAATCATTCATGCGCACCCGTGACGTAACCGCTGACCCTGCGGCAAACTCGCTGGCCGTTCGCGGGGTGCTTGAAGGGCTGAGCGGAAAGGTATTTGAAATTGGCGTCTGTTTCGGCGTTGTGATTGACGGAAACTACCAGGAAGGCAACGCGGGTGGGGATTACGACTTCAGCATAGGTAACGGGTTCCACAAGGGGCTGACGCTTATCGGCAATGGCTTCCAGCCTAGCACTGCACAGCTTGCTGACCCTGATTACTATCCGGTCAAGCTGGGTAAGGGTGCGGTTAACTCGATAACCCTGATTGGCAACAGCTCAACCGGAAACCTTTTTGACGTGCCCGCTGACAACCAATCGACCATCATTGATGTCGGCAACTGGTGTGCAAGTGGTAAAAAACTTTTTAGTCGTGTGTCGCGCGAGTTCTCTTTTAGCGATGCTCTAGAGGGTCGTTTCCGATTGATGGAGGGAATTGGGGTTGGGTTGCACTCTTACTATGAGAAGTTCGGTTTTGAGAGTACAAGGGCCACCATAGCGGGTGAGTCTGTTACAGCGGGCATTACGGTGGGGGCTACCAATCCACAGACGAACCCTGGCGATTACTCGCAGAAAAATTGGGCAGCCGGTACTTTTGTATTTAACAAATCGCCAACAATTAGCGCGAGACAGTACGGCGCTGGCGCAGTAAGGGACGCGCTTATTCTTGGCTGGGTTTGCCGGACATCGGGAACGCCGGGCGTTTGGCAGGAAGTCCCTGTGATGTTGCCGTATTGATGGCCGCCAAATCTATGCGAGCGTAGTTTACTGCGCGGAAAATATAGCAGTAAAACAAAACCGCAGGCCTAAACAGCCGGCGTTTTCACATAAGTTACGGGATTATATGACGATCCTCGACACCTTCTACGCCAGCGGCGGCGATGACGTTCGGCTTTTCACGCTGGAGCTAACTTGCCCAGCGTGGGCGGCGCCGATCCTGATCTGCAACGGATTCACAGACCGGACGTGCGTCACGGAAGACGCGCGCACATTGACCTTTATCGCGGCGGCTATCGACGTAGCGTTACCGAAAAAGGACAGCCGTGGCGCGCAGAACATCACCATCGCCATCGACAACGTGAACGGCGAGGCGCAGGCAAAGATTGACGAGGCAATGGTCGCAGAATCTCGCGTATCGGCAACGCTGCGCACCTATCTGTTGAGCGACCTAAGCACGCCTGCTGAGGCGCCATATCGCATGACGGTGCAGAATGGCTCGATTGAACAGCTAGCCGTGCAGCTAAGCGCTGGGTTCTTCGACCTAATCAACGTCGCGTGGCCTAGGCTGCTGTATACGACCAAGAATGCGCCGGGTCTAAAGTACCTGTGAACGATTCATGGATTAACGACTACTTGCAGTCGTCATATATTGACGGCGCGCGTGGCGATTCTGGCGCATACGACTGCTGGGGATTGGCGCGCGAAGTGCGTAGCAGGGTATACGGCAAGCGCTTGCTGCCATCATGGGGACATATCCGGAACACCATGCCGCGCGCATTCACTGAGGCGTATCACGAACAGGCCAAGGAGCTTGAAGAGTGCGAGCCAGAAGTCGGCGCGCTGGCCATGGTATTCACTGGCCGGCTGATGCTTCATGTTGGCGTAGTGGTAGAATTGGAAGGCCGTCTAGCGGTGCTGGACACCAGCGCAAAGTCAGGCTGTCGATGGCAGCGCATACCCGCCTTTGAGGCGCCATTCTTTAAGGTGGTCTATTACCGTGACAGTCCTAATTTTTCCGAGCCAACTTGAAGGCGAGCCGCTAGAGCGGCACGAAACCTTTGCGGCGCAAACCGTTGAGGATTGGCTATCGTCCACGGCTGCAAAGTATGAGCGCCGAGAATCGCCACCCATCACCGTTACGATTAACGGCGTCGCTGTTGCGCCTGACGACTGGGCGCTGACCACTTTTCGCCCCGAAGATACCGTGCGGATATATCCGCAAGCTAAGGGGCTGGAGACTGTTTTCCTGGCGGTACAAGCACAGGCGGCGCTCAAGTTTATCACCGGCCTGTTTATGCCGAAGATCCCGACCATCAATGACAAAGGTCAGCAGTCCGGCGAGCGACTGGCAAGCTCATCAATAAAAGGCAACAGCGCAAAACTGAACAGTCCTGTGCGCGAGGTGTCAGGGCAGCGCTCAATTTATCCTGATTACTTGCTGCCGACGCACCGATATTTCAAAAGCCCGCGCGAGCAAGTTGTAGAGCTTATGCTAAACGTGGGCGTCGGAGAATATGAAATACCGCTGTCTGGCGTGCTGATTGGCGATACGCCAATTATTAGTCTTGGCCCAGACGCCGAGCTAAACATATTCCCGCCTGGCGCCGACGTTTCTGGACGCCCTGAGGCTGTTTGGTGGCACGGCTGCCAAGAGGTTGGAAGCACTGCATCAGGGACTGCCGGCCTTGCGCTTACTGCTACGTCGCCAGTAGACCCCACAGCCGTGGCCAGTAGTTTTGTGTTTAACGCTTACACCGTTACGATCCCTAGCGGCGCCGGCTCATTCCCTGCTGGCTGGGCTGCCGGCATGATTGCGCGCATAGTTGTTAGTTACCCGTACACCGTTACAGATGGCGGCGTTGGTGTGCGAGACATTATAGTAGGCGATATTGCACAGCTTGGACTAACTGCTGGTGACGTAATTGAAATTACTGGAGACAATGCCGGCCTGTATATCGTAAATACCGCAACGCCAACACAGATGACGCTTAATTGGCGCAATGGCGATCCGGTAACGACACTAGAAGTCGGATCAAAGCAAATGGGCATAGGGTTTGATGGGCTGCGCTATCGCATAACAGCCGCAAGCACTAGCTCTATAAGTCTAGAGCGCTTAACCGATACTGGCGCGACGGATACTGGCTGGCCCGGATATGGCGTGCTTACAACATCTAGCGCGTCTATTGTCCTTGACGGTAGCAGCACAGAAGGCGGTTGGGCCGGGCCGTTTGTAGCGTGCCCCGACGGCGAGGTGACAAACAAAATAGAGTGGGATGTGTTCTTTCCCGGCGGGCTAATCATCATCGGTCGCAAGGGGGAGATAATTTCAAATAGCGTGACCGTTGAAGTACAATATAGGGACTATGCAACCGCTGGCGCATGGACGTCTATTTCAAAAGCATACACAGGGCAAACATTAGACCAGCTCGGCTACACGGAGACAGCGAATCTTCCTTCATATATTCGCCCGGAGTTCCGGGCGCGTCGAATTGGGGCAAAATCAACAGACCCAAACGTGCAGGACGGCGTCCAGTGGTATGGGCTAAGGGCGCGGATTGTTGCTCCTTCGTCATATCCGGCATGGACGACTATGGCGCTAACTGTAAAGGGTGGAGACCGCATCGCCGCGCAAACCGAAAGCCTCGTTAGCGCAAAGGTTTCCAGAAAGCTGCCAATTTGGAACGGCACAAGCTGGAGCGAGCCAGTAGTAACCCGCAGTATCGCCCCGTGGGTGGCATATATCGCTAAGTCAGTTGGCTACACGGACGCCGACATAAACTTGGCCGAACTGCATCGCCTTGGGGATATTTGGGACGCCCGCGGCGACTACTATGACGACGCAATCAACGACAAGACCACCGTTAAAGACGCCATTAACGACGCCCTGGCTGCTGGGTTTGCCGAGTTAACCATCGACCGGGGTTTGATCAAGCCGGTGCGTGACGAGCCGCGCACGGTCTTTGAACAGGCGTACAGCCCGCAGAATATGACAAGCCCACTGGTTCGCCAATTTTCTTCCACTGACGTTGACGACTTTGACGGGGTTGACGTTGAATACTTCGATGCAGTGAACCGCCAGTGGACGACTGTCGAGTGTCGTTTGCCGGGTGACCTGGGGCAGCGTGTCGAAAAAATGCGCATTGCAGGCGTGACCGATGAAACCCGCGCATGGCGTATCGGTATGCGCAAGCGCCGGGCGCAGCGGTATCGTCGGTGGGGTTACACGTTCAACACCGAGCTTGACGCGATGAACAGCGGTTATCTGTCGTATGTGCCGTTGCTGGACGATGTGCCAGGGTACGGGCAAAGCGCGATTCTTGAAGAGTACGCCGTTATGGGTGCTGGCGCCGTTTTGCGCTCAAGCGAGCCGCTAGACTGGTCGGCTAGTGGAGCGCATGTTGTTGGGTTGCGCCGTCCAGATGGCACGCTATCCGGCCCATTTACCGCCACGCGAATTGACGACTACCGGCTTACGATTGCCGAGCAGCCTGACTTTACGCCGGATCTGTCGTGGGAGATTGAGCCTCCTCACATCTACTTCGGGCCATTGATCCGCTGGAACTATCCGGCGTTGATAACCGAGGTTTCGCCTAGCGGGAATGGCTGCAGCGTCACAGCGATTAACTATGACGTACGTGTGTACGCCGATGACGACAACTCGCCACCGTAACTACGGGTAACTCCATGGATACCGGCCAGTGATTACGCAACCAGTCGCTAGCTGGTAGTCCATTTGCCCACTTCTGTTTTGCAAGTGGTTGATTCGCTCTGCGCGCAAGGAAGCGCCATCAACGCAGATTACGAGCGGGCAGCCTACTGGCGGAAGGTGTTCTGGCTTGATCCACTCGTAAGCTGTCGGCTGCGGCGTAGCCATTAAGCCATGCGCGCTGTTGTTGTCCGGTGCGGTTTCTTGCGAGTTCAAGAGTTAGCCCCATCATCTTTGCCGTTTCCCCGGCCAGGTAGTGCGGTGTCATGTTGTGCAGTTTCCATAATCTTGTAGATCTCAAAGACTGAAGCGTCTATGCCATTCGCGCGCATTCTAGCAGCTACCTCGTGCGCCTCGCCTCGCGTTTTGCGCTTGGC